ACCGGCCGCCTGGATGCCGCCGACGCGAAAGAGAAAGACGACGCGAAGTTACTGGAGCAGTGGAGGCGCCAAGTGAAGACGCGCGATCGCGGGCGCTGCCGGGTCTGCGGTGTGAAAACGATCGCCACGATGGAGCTCGATCCGAAGCGTGGCGAAGCGCATCACATCGTGAGCCGCGCCGATAAATCCGTGCGCTACGACGTGCGCAACGGGCTGCACGTCTGCTTACGCGATCACCGACGGTTCAAGGGGCATCGGCTGCACGTCGTCGGCACGGCGGCGCAGATGTTTGTCGCGGCGAATGGCAAGTCGTATCTCGATGCGAGCTGGCCGTTGACGTTCAAGGAGACACGCTGATGCGCGCGGAACTGGTCGCGCTGGTGGCGCAGTGGCGGGCGAATGCTGACACGCGCGACTCGCAACCCAAGAATAAACGCGACGCCTCAGCGGCGGTCGTCTATCGGATCTGCGCGGACGAAATTGAGGCGTTGCTGACCAAAGGCCCCCTGATCGACGACGAACGCGACAGTGTGCCAGAACCCGTTGATTCTGACGACATGCCGTGATGCTGATTCTCGTCTCCGGGGCGACGGCGACCATGCGAAGCGTAGACGATGCCCGCTTCGGCGTGCTCGTCGTGCCCGCGGCCGGGAATGATCCCGCGTCGTTGCCGTTGGTGCCGGGCCGCTGGGCGATGGATAACGGCGCGTATAGCGGCCTCGACGTGGCGGCCTTTGTCGGGATGCTGCAGGCATGTCACGGGCGCGCGGGGTGTCTGTTTGTGACCGCGCCGGATGTCGTGGGCGATGCGACGGCGACGCTGGCGCTCTGGCCCTTCTGGTCGGCGCTGATTCGCGGCGTCGGCTTTGCGCCCGCCTTCGTCGCCCAGGACGGCATGACGGTCGCGCAGTTGCCCAGTGGCGTCGGGGCGCTCTTCATCGGCGGGACCACGACCTTTAAGTTGAGCGCCGACGCGCGGACGCTGGTGGCCTATGCGAAGGCGCGCGAGCTGTGGACGCATATGGGGCGGGTCAACACGCGGGGCCGGCTCCGGGAAGCGTATCGGTGGGGCATTGACAGTATCGACGGCACCAGTCGGTCGATGTTCCCCCAGATCCAAGTGACGAAAGATCAGCGATGGATGAACGAATGGCAGCAGCAACCCGCACTGTCACTGTAACGCGCGCGGAAGCGGCGCGGCGGGCGGTGTTCGCCGACTACGCCGCGAAGGCCGGGCGTCGGTCACAGGCGAGCGGGAAGGGCCATCGGTGGACGCGCGCGGATGCGGTCTGGTGGGGCCGGTTGGGCGGGCAGTGTTCACGCGGCAAGAAGGGCGCCGCGTTATGAAGCTGGCCGACGGCGACGCGGTCGGCCCCCCTTCCGGCCATTCGCACGCGCGGCGGCGGCTTTCGCGGCGGAGGTGGTACGCCCCCCCTTGGTTCCGAGCGCGACGGCGTGCGGGTTCTTGCGTTTCGTCATTGCGTGTGACCGGAGCGATTCGCTGGCGGCATGGGAACGACGACCGAGTCGCCCCCGTTCAGACTGCCGCAGCGCACGACCTGATGGGCCGCCATCCAGTCCCATTGCGGCATCTGGTCGAGCACCTCGCAGTCGATGACGACGCCGTCGTCCGGGTTCAGGGTCAGCACGATGTAGACCGTGCCAGGGTCAGTCGCAGGTGTGATGTTGTTCATGGTGAGCAAGACTATAAACCGATGCGCTTGGGTTTGTCAACTAGGGTGAAATGCTAGGGAAAGGCATCGTGTTGAGTCTCTGTGATCGCACCGGCGTGATGGTGCAGCCGTGGCTCGCGGCGGGCCATAAGTGCTGGATCGTGGACGCCCAGCATCCGGCCGGCTATCACCGGGACGGATTGCTGACCCGCGTGGGCGGCGATGTGCGTGGGCTCCGTCATGCCTTCGTGGGTCCGCGCGTGATCACGTTCGCGTTTCCGCCCTGCACGAATCTCTCGGTGAGTGGCGCCCGCTGGTTTGCGGACAAGGGTCTCGAAGCGTTGCACGACTCGCTCGGCCTGGTCATCGCGTGCAAAGCGATCTGTGAGGCGAGCGGCGCGCCGTGGATGCTCGAGAACCCGGTGGGGATGCTCTCGACCTATTGGCGCAAGCCGGATTACACGTTCCAGCCGTGGCAGTACGGCGATACGTATACGAAAAAGACGTGCCTGTGGACCGGGGGCGGCTTCGTGATGCCGCCGGCCTGGCAGCGGACCAAGCCGGACGGGACGACGGCGACGATTCATCTGATGCCGCCGAGTGCGGATCGGGGCGACAAGCGGAGCGTCACACCGGCCGGCTTCGCGCAAGCGGTGTTCGACAGCAACCACCGACAGGCAGCGGTGGCCTGACAAGGTTTCGGTCGGGGTCTTCTCGTGGAATAGGCCAGGGGGAGATCGCACAGTCAGGGAAGGGGAGGGTAGGCGCATGAGTCTGAAACATCGGCAGCAGAACCCAGGGCTCGGAACACTCACACAGGGGCAGCAGGTCCAGCGCGGCGGCATGGTCGATAGCACGTCGGCGCCGTCATCTCCAGTGCGCCTCATTGGCGGGCGCGAATATTTCTCGGTCGTCGATGGGGAAATCCTCAACGTGATCGGCACGACCGATATTCCGGGGATGAGTCCGGCGTATTGGTTGCAATCGGATGAGGATGGATCGACGGCGCCGGTGTCGGTGAAAGAGGCGCCGATCTTCACCACGGCGCAACGGGCGCTCCAGTACTTGAATGAACAACGCGGCACCCGGCGGCCGTTGCAGTAGGAGATGACCATGTTTCTCATAGGACTGCTCGGTTTCAGCGCGCCCTTGATCGGCGTCGCCTATGTGCGCGCCCTGGAATGGCTGATCGGCGATCCGGAGAAACGGCGACGGTAGAAGTTGGGGGGAGGCGCGCCGGGGACCCGCCGGGGCCGGCGCACCTCACCCAACAGTTAGAGGATCAGAAAGAAGATCACGCGCGCCGTGGCAGACGGGGGTCGTCAGGGAGGATTCGGTACCGCGTGGACGGACAGTGATGGCTACTAGCAACCGTTTCTCGTCTGAGTATGACCAACGATGAGGGGTGGGCTTCGTCGAACGTGGCATCACTTCTGGTTCGTGTGGCATGGCCGAAGGATCCGCGACTATCGAGAGTTGGTGGTGTTCCACGAGAGCGAGCAAGGTCGTCACATGGCGGCCGTTCACAACATGGGTCTTGAGAACCCGTTCAACCGCGCGCTGGTCGAAGTGATGAAACGGCATTCATGACCATGCGCGAGGCGATCACGCTGCTCGAGCGTAAATTAGCGCGCCGTCGGCGCTTGAATGCGCGCGATCCGTATCCGGGCGTGATGAAAGTGTCGAGTATCAGTCTCACGTTTCACGAGGCGGACGCGCTCGTGGCGTTGCTTCGTGGAGAAGGAGACAACGGACGGACAGACGACCACGAGCGGTCTTCGCGGTAGCAACGCCGAGGGGTGATGGCAACGCGTCCCAGAAGTGGTTGCAACGAGATGACCGGCCGATCCCTCGGCGGTCATGGCACGGGTCGGCGCGGTGGGGGGTCCTGTCAACGGTCATCCATCGCGTCGGCCCGGGCCGCATGAGGGAGACAACGGAACAACACGCGAGCCTGATGACGTACGCGGTAGCAAAGGCGACGGCCGGGTCACAGGCTGACACTTCGCGCAAGAGGCATTTGTTCTAACGCCACGGATCAGATCGGCTGCGGGTCGGGCCTCCCAGCCTCGATTCCGGATCAGCCGATCAGATCCAATTCAGTAGATCGGAGCGGGGCAGAGACGACCGAGGCGGATGGCCGCAGAGAAGTTACTGGCGGAATGGTTCTGGACGGATCGCTGGATGGGCTCGAGCGCGTTTCTGTTGCCGTTAGAGGCGCGCGGACTGTATCGGGAAATGCTGACCCAGGCGTGGCGGCGCGGCGCGCGGTTGCCGAATGACCACGATGCGATTCGGCGGGCGGTTGGCTGCACCGATGAGGAATGGGCGCGCAGCTGGCCGCTGGTCGAGAAATATTGGCGGGTCAAACGCGACGCATTAGTGAATCAAACGCAGAGCGAAATCTATCGCCAAACGGTCGCGATTCGGACGGTGCGATCGAAGGCGGGACGACGCGGAGGCTTGACGGCTCAAGCACTTAAGGGTCAAGCAAAACCGCAAGCAAAGAGCGAAGCAAAATTCAACCCTCCGTCTCCGTCTCCGTCTCCGGATGTAGTTCCTACGGAACTACACAAAGAGCACACCGTGGAAATTGCACAAGAAACGCTCGACGCCAGAGCCGGGCGTCTCGTCGAGCGGTATGCCGAGTTGTTCTACCTCCATCGCAGAGGTGCTCGCTATCACAGCCGCATTCATCTGGATTTCATGAAAGCGCAGGAACTCGTGCGGACCTGGGCCGATGATGCGCGCTTGGAAAAACTCGCCATTATCGTGCTGGAAAGTGACGACGAGTGGATTAGTCACACCGACCGCGGGTTCGGGGTGTTCGCCGCGAAAGCCTCGTGGGCGGATGACCGGCTCGCGGCGTGGGAAGCGCAACAGAAAGCACAGGCGAATTGACCGACGACGAACGCATCCGGCAGGCGGAAGCCGAACTGTGGGCGCTGCGCAAGAGCGTCAAACGGAAGCGCAAAGACGCCCACAAATCGGAAGGGAAATTAGCCGCCGCCTTCCGTGAAGCGATGCAGATGATTGACGCCCAGAAAGCCGAGGGCGTGCCGTTCGCGCAGCGGATTCAAGGGCTCGAGGCGGTGCTGCGGCAGGTGTGGCCGCAGACCCGCGCCTGGCACTACACCTGCGACGCCTGCAACGACTCCGGCCTCGTCATGCGCGTCTGTCAACGGGGCGCGCGGTGCAACGGCATCTCGACGCGCATCGATGGGCCGGGCGGGACGCCGGGCAAGTATCGGCGCCTGTGTGCGATCGATCCGCTGTCCGACTACGAACACGAGTATGGGACGCCGTGCTTTTGCGAGCGCGGCCGGCGGTTCCGCGATGCGCCCAAGGCGGGGCCTGACGATTTCAAAGACGCGGGCAAGAGCAAACCGACGAGAATTGGCCGATGAGTATCACACCAACCTGGGAGAACCCGTTCACGCTCGAGGGCGTCTTGGCGCGCTTCTGGAAACGGATCGCGTGCCGGCCTGACATGTGCGCGGACCACCGTCGCCACTTGCTCTACCTCTACACCTACAGCTACGGCAACGAGCTCTGGCTGAAGCAACATCACAAGCGCGATCGCCGCGCCGAGTGGCACGCGATACGGGGGCAGAGGGCGTATCGCTTCCGCGGATCCTGCTGGGCGTGTGAAGCGGCCCCGCCGACCCACTGGCATCACATCGTGCCGCTCGCGCGCGGCGGCGATAATCGCTTCGATAATCTGGTGCCGCTGTGCCGGCGCTGCCATCACACCGTGCATCATCAGGAACTCGCGGTGCCGGCATGAGCCCTTTAGGGCCCGGGTCGCTGCAGCGCCCCAATCGCAACGAAGAAAACCAAGAACCGTTCAGCTTCGTTGCCTCTTCTGAAAGGAACGAGCGATGAGCCCGGCGCGTGCCCTCTCCGCTCGCGCGACGCGGACGTTCACAGCCCGGTCGAAGTATGGCGCGGTCCCGACCGTGTCGCATGGGATCCGCTTTCACAGCGCCGCCGAAGCCCGCCGGTACGACGAGCTACTGCTGTTGGCGCGCGCGGAGCGGATTACGCATCTGGTGATTCAGCCACGGTTCGACCTCTGGGCGGCGTGTCCCATGGAGAACGGGCGGCGCGACATCGTCTGTGTCGGCACGTATGTCGCGGATTTCCAGTATCGCGATCAAGACGCGGGCGGCCGGACGGTCGTGGAAGACGTGAAGGGCATGAAGACCCCGCTCTATAAGCTGAAGAAGAAGATCGCGGAAGCGTGTTATGCGATGGAGATTCGGGAGGTGCGCCGCCGATGAACTGCCCGCATTGCCATCTGCGCATTGAAACCGAAGCCGAGAAGACCAAAGCCCGGCGCGTGCAAGCGAAGTTGTGCGTCGAGTGTGGCGCCCCGGCCCTCGGCTACTTCCGCTGTTTCGCCTGCCGCCGCAAGATTGCCGACCGCAAACGGAAGGGACACTCCACTACATAACCGCGTCGCGTGAGTCACGTCAGAACCGGACAGGCGCATACTCGCAGGCACGTCCCCTAAATCCGTGCGTAATCCGTGATTCGTAATACCCGCGGCCTCAAGCGCGGCGGCAGTCCTGGGCGCCCGAAAGGCGCGAAGTCCAAGGTGACCCGGGAAATGGCGGAATTCTGGCGCGAGTTCCTCGACTCGGAGGCCTACCGCCACTCCGCCATCAAGCGCGTGCTCGCCGGCACCGCGTCGCACCTCGAGAACTACTGGAACGCCAAGCTCCACGGCAAGCCCACCGAACAACTCGACCCGGCCGGCAACATCCTGCAACCGCCGCGTGTGATCTTTGAGCTCCGCCCCAGCACCTAGCGCCGACGTCCGGATGGTCTTCTCGGGCGAGATGGCCGCCTTCATTCAGGACCAGACCCGCCTGATCGACCTCGAGGGCGCCTTCCGCTCGGGGAAAACGACGGCCGCGCTGTGGAAGGTGTATCAGTCCTGCATCGAGCATCCCGGCATCCAGTGGCTGGTGTGCCGCTATGCCGATGGCGATACGCAGAGCAAGCTGAAACCGCCGTGGCGCCAGGTGCTCTACACGGCCGGCGTGACGCCGCGCTGGGACCCCGCCGAGATGTGCGACACGCTGCCCAACGGCTCGGTGGTCTACATCTTCGGCTTGAAGGCGCAGGATCAGGTGAGCCGCTATGCGAAGCTGCGCGGCATGACCTTGGCGGGGATCTACGTCGACCAGGCGGAAGAGTTGCCCCATGACGTGTTCCTCGAGTTGATTGGCCGCTTGTCGCAGGGCGGGCATCCGCATCAGATGTTGATGACCCCGAACCCGCCGGACGAGAACCACTGGCTCGCCGCCGAATTTCCCGCCGAGAACACGCTGAGAGGCCGCAAGTATTACAGCGTCCCCATCTATGCCAACGCGCACAACTTGCCCCCCGAAGCCATTCTCGGCCTCGAGCAGGCCTATCCGGCGGCGCACCCCAAACATCGCAGCGCCGTCCTCGGCAAGCGCGGGCTCAATGTCATCGGCAAACCGGTGTATGGCGGCGACCCGGAGCGCGGGCTGGCGCCCATGTTCAACCGCCAGCTCCACGAGCGCCGGCTCTCGCTGAACCCGATGTTGCCGCTGTGTGAAGCGGTCGACTTCGGCAAGCACCATCCGTGTGTCGTCTGGGCGCAGTTCACGCCGTATGGCGGGATTCAGTTCCTCGGCGGCATTCTCGGGCAGAATCTCTTCCTGAAGGACTTCGTGCCGATCCTGCTGTCGTATCGCGCGCGCTGGTTTCCCGACCATCTCGAGGTGTTCACCTGCTGTGACCCGGCGGGGAGCCATGACAACAGCCAGGGCATCGACCAGAACGGCGTCTCCGTGCTGCGGGACTACGGCCTCGCCCCGCGCCATGTCGACAATGCGAATGCGCCGCAGATCCGGGCCGCGATGGTCGAACGCCTCGCGGCCTACATGCGGCGACGGACGCCCCAAGGGGAAGCCTTCGGGGTGAATGACACGAACTGGCTGCTCGTGTCCGCCGAGGTTGTGCGCCCGTGGGGGTTCCTGACCGACGGCTTCGAAGCCGGGTATGTCTGGGACGAGCACTACGTGTCGGTGGGGAGCAAACAGATCCGCAAACCCAAGAAGGACGGGTGGTATGAGCACGGGCAGAACTGTGCGGAGTATCTCGAGTTGTCCTTCGGCGGGGCGCAGCAGAGCGTGCAGCAGATCGAGCGGCACGCGGAGCGGATGAGCCAGCAGGCATTGCGGCGGGCGCAGCGGGACAATGACCCGGCGGACCGGCGGTATCAACAGGTGCGGACGGGGCGGGCGGGCTACTGATGGCCTACCTCCGCCTCGGCCACGGCACACGAGGAGGCAGCAGTGTCGAACCAACTCTACAACGGCGGGCGGGGCGGCCGGACGCAGAACAACCCGACGATGAAGTCCGCCGCGAAGATCGGCGGGAGCCACAAGGGGAAGGGCGGCCAGATGAAGCCGGCCCCGGTGAAGGGGAGCCACGCGAAATGACGCAGACCAGCGGCGTCAATCCGTCGCTCTACACGAATCAGCGGAAACCCAAGGCGCCGCGCAAGCCCAAGAAGTGACCCGACCGCCACGGGATGCGTTCGAGCTGAAGCTGAGCAAAGAGCAGCGCGAGAAGCTCGCCCTCTGGCTCTCGGTCGAGCTCGACAACGGCCTCAACGCCAAAGCCTCCGCCGACGCCGAGGTCGACTACTGGCACATGCTCTACGAACAGGCGCGCACCCGCACGGCCAAAAACCTCCCGTGGCCCGATGCGGCGGACCTGACCAGCTACCTCGCCTGTGAAAAGGTCGACGCCCTCCATGCCCGCGCGATGCGGACCATCTGGACCGAACCGGTCTGCACGGTGGAAGGCTGGGGGCAGGCGGCCGACCGGGCGCCCTTTGTCGAAGAGTTCCACCAGTGGAAAGCGGAAGAGGAACGGCTGCAGAGCGTCCTCGACAAGCTGCTCCTCATCAGCCTGATCGAGCCCCGCGGCTTGCTCGAGGTCAGCGAAGGCAGCGAGTGGCGCACGGTGCGCAAGCGGATCACGGCGCGCGTCGAGGCGGACCCGCTGACCGGCGGCCTGACCTACGACGAGAAAGGCGAACCCGTCTTCCTGAAGGACGAACAGGACCAATATCTGGAGACGACCGACCAGGCGGTGCCTTCCGCCGAGGTCCTGATCGACTCGACCGAGAATCAGCGCGTGGGTCCGCAGTACCGGGTGCTGCCCTACCGGGACTCCGTCATTTTGCCGGCCCACGCGCGCGAGAAAACCGAGATCTGGGCGTACGGGAAGCGCCTGTTCAAGCGGCACGGGGAGATTCTGGCGCTCGCCACCGGCCCGCGGGCCATCTACGACAAAGAGACGGCCGACCAGCTCACCAAGACGGGCGACAAAGAGCCGGATGCCGCGCTCGAACGCTCAAACACGGCCGTGGCGCCGCAGGATGAGACGACCGCGGAGAAAGAACTGTGGGAAGTCCTCGTCCTGATCGACTTGAAGGCGTTCTATGAGACGTGGTCGATCACGCCGCCGCGGGGGCTCACCGAGGGCGCGCGCTGGTATGTGGCGACCCTGCACAAGGATCAGCACCTCTTGCTCCGGCTGCAGTATGACGACCTCGAGCGCGGGCGCTACGTCCCGGTGATTCTCTTCCCCCGGCCCGACCGGGTGACCGAAGGCTTCAGCTTCATCGGCCACAAGCTCGTCACCGTGATCGAAGAGCACACCGCGTATCGCAACATGGCCGCCGATCGGAGCGCGATGGCGAATGCCGCGCCGGTGATGCGGATGCAGGGCGCCTTGTGGGACCCGGTCGAACAGCCCTGGGGACCCAAAGCCGTCATCGACGTGCGCGACCCGCGCGAGTTGTCGCAGGTCGAGGTCAAAGACGTCCCCGCCAGTGTCTTTCAGCACATCCAGGCGACCGAACGCACGGCGGAACGCCTCGCCGGGGTCAATGATGTCGCCTCGGGGCAGGTGTCGGAGACGGACCGCACCCTCGGCGAAGTGCAGATGGCGACGGAGCAGTCCTTTGTCCGCATGGACCTCATCATCCACCGGTTTCAGGAGGCGCTCGAAGACCTCTACCAGATCCGGCACGCGATTCATAAGCGGGTCCTGGCCGAACAGGCGGGCGGGGTCGATGCGCCGCAGTCGCTGATTGTCGGCCTCGAGGGGCGCGGCGTCTCGATTGACGGGTTTCAGGACGGGAAGGTCACGGCATCGCTGCTCGAGGGCGCGTTCCGCTTCAAACCGCACGGGAGTGTGGAAACGGCCGATTTGGGCAAGCAGCGGGGCGATTTCGTGTCGGCGATGCAGTTTCTGCCGATGTTCCTGCAGGCGTTCCCCAGCCTCATGCTGCAGTTTCGGAGCATCGAAGCGGGGCGGGCGATGGGGCGGGAGTTCATCCGGTTGTTTCGCATCCCGAATCCGCAGGCGTTTCTCGGGTCGCCCGCGCAGGACTTGCAGCAGGGGATTCCCTTGGGGATGCCGCCGGGCCTGATGCCACCCGGAATGCCCCCAGGGATGCCCCCGGGACCGCCGGGGATGGCGCCACCGGCTGCGATGGCTCCTGGGATGCCCCCCGGTGCGCCGCCGATGGGCGCCGGGCCGGCCCCCGGCGTGCCACCGCTGCCCCTGCCGCCGGGGATGCCGCCGGGACCGCCGGGAGTCATGTGATCGACGTTGTGAAGTTGGAACGCTCCCCGGCGCAAATCGCCGCGCTCCCGTATCAGACGGGTGGCGACCTCTGTCTCGGGTTCTGGGCGCTCGCGGTCGACCAGGGGTGGATCGCCTTCCCACCCGACGCGCAGGTGCTCGAAATCGGCTGCGCGGAAGCGGACTGGCAGACGCCGATGCTGGCCTTGCGGCCGGACCTGCAGATCACGGGCGTCGATTGGCGCGCCTGCGAGCGGCCGGGGCGCACCATTCACGGGGATGTGCTCGCGCCGCAGCTCTTTCAGCCGGCGACGTTCGACGCGGTCGTCAGCATCTCGGCGATCGAACACGTCGGCCTCGGGGCCTATGAGGATGACCCGCTCGACCGCAACGGCGACTGTCACGCGATGCGCAACGCGCACCGGTGGCTGAAACCCGGCGGCTGGCTCTACCTCGACGTGCCGCATGGGCCGACCTATGCGGTCGAGGGCGCGTATCGGCGCTACAACGATGCGGCGGTGCAGATGCGCCTCTTGCCGGGGTTCGCCGTGCGCGCGTGGGCGCATTGCGAAGTCAATCATCCCGACTCGCCGTATCTGGCCTTGCTGCTCGACAAGCTATGACGGATGAAGCGCAGGACCTGGACAACTTGTTGAAGCATCCCGGCTGGCTGCGCGTGGTCGACCATGGCCTCGCCGACATCGAAGGGCGCGTGCGGATCGCGATGGTCAATGCGGTGGGCGAACGCGACGACATCATGGCCTTGAATCTCTTGCGGCAATGTCTCGCGGCCAAGCAGGCGGTGGAGCAGTTCATCGCGTGGCCGGGGATGCGGTTGAAGGGCTTGCAGACGAATGCGACGGCGTCGACCGCGCCGCAGTTGTCACGGCGGGGGCCGCTCTAAACATGCCGCTGTTCAAGTGTGAGCAGTGCGGGTGCGTCGAAAATACGGCGCTGTCGAACTACTGGACGCGCAATCTGGTGTTCACGGACAACCACGTCACCGCCACGCCGCCGACCAACCCGGCGCTCTGCTCCGCGTGCGATCCGAAAATCGGCGCGTGGCACGGGGAGTTTCCGCAACGCCCCTGGACCGACGAGGACGCGAAGCACTCGGGAATGCCGAGGGGGCTGTGACCTTGAAGCCGCTCGGCGACCGCGTGCTCATCAAACCGGAGCTGCCGGCGGAGACGACCGAGAGTGGGCTCTATGTCGCGGAGCAGCGGAAACCGGAACAGACCGGGACCGTGATCGCCGTGGGGCCGTGCGCGCATCCGCGCAAAGCGGAAGCGGAAGAACTCGCGTCGCGGCTGGTGCAGTACCACCCGCAAGAAGAAGAGGTCGCGGAACTGTTGCTGGACCTTGTGCGGCGTGAACCGCAAGTGAAGCCCGGCGATTATGTCGTCTTCAGTTGGACCGCCGGCCAGGAAATCTGGGTCGAAGACGGCAGCGAACGCTACCTCCTGCTGCGCGAAGATGACCTGTTGGCCGTGGTGGAAGGGATCGAACCATGAGCGATGAAGAAGGCCTCGTCAATGTCGAAGATGACACGCCCGCAGAAGCGAGTGCAGAAGCGCCTCCGGCAGCAGCACCTGCAGCGCCAGCGGTGGCTGAACCAGTGGTTCAACCCGCCGCCGAAGACACCCCCGCCGAAGTCGAGTCGGTCGAAGTCGCCGGCAAGAAATACGTCCCCGTCGGCGCCCTGATCGGCGAACGCAAACAACGCCAGGCGCTGCAGGACCGCGCGGCGAAGGCCGACGAACTGGAAGCCTACGTCCGCGACGCCCGGCCCTACGTCGAGTTCCTGAAGAACAATCCGGACCTCCTGAAGCCGCGCACCGCCCCGGCGCCGGCCGCGCCGCACGAGCCGGCGACCGACCCGCGCGCCGAACAACTGGCGAAAACGCTGGACCTCTACACCACCGACGGCAAACCGGACCTCGCGCGGGCGAACACCCTGCAAACGCTCATCACGCAGACGGCCCAAGCGATTGCCGACAAGGCGATCGGCCCCGTGCAGGAGCGCAATGCGCAGGACCAATCGGCGCGCAACTTCCAGATCGCGCTCACGGTGAAAGATGCCGACGGCCGCAGCCCGAGTCAGGAAGCCTTGACGCAGATCTGGCGCACCATGCCGGCGCATCAGACCGCCGACCCGAACGTGGCGTCGATTCTCGCGCTCACCGCGCTCGGACTCGACCGCGTGAGCCGGAAAGCCGCCCCCGCGCCCCCGGCGCACGCGCCGATCGTGACGGAAAGCCCCGGCGGTCCCGCGCGCCGGCCCTCGCTCTCGGCGCTCGAGACGAAAATCGCGCGCGATCGGGGCATCAGTGACAGCAAATGGCAGGAGTTGACCGTCGGCCACGTCCCCGGCCGCGCGGCGCAACTCGAGGACTGAGGATCATGCCGAGAAAACCCCGCATCGAAGTGACCGAACGCGACAGTCAGACCTCGCTGGACGTGTTGATGAGCGATCCGCGCTATGCGGCCCGCTTGCAGAACCCGTTCAACGAGCCGAGTGCCCCGATCGAGCTGAAAGACCCCTCGCGCGAGTGCCGCTGGTTCAATGCGGCCTTGGCGACCGACCACATCTGGCGCAACAAGCGCAAAGGGTGGGACCAGGTGCGCCCCGGCGACGTGAAAGACCTCGAACAGATCGGCGGCTACAACAAATCGCCCGACGGGTTCATCACGCGCGGCGAACGCGGCCATGAAGTCTTGATGTCGATGCCGAAAGTCGTCAGAGCCGCGATTCAGATCGAGAAGACGAAGCAGAATCTGCGCAACGTCGGGAATCCGAACGCGACGAAGGCGGAAGTCGTGAATGCGGCGAGCGCGAAGTTGGGCGATGAAGCGGCGAGCTATCTCGACCAGCACATCGGGGCCGTGGGCGCGGTGACGGACACGTATGAACGGGTTGAACGCGTCGAGCCGGAATAGCGGCGTGCTCGCGGACGGGTGTTTCGACCCGCTGCACATCGGGCATGTGCGCTATATGCTCGCGGCGAAAGCCCTGTGCGCCCGTGACGTCATCATCGACGATTTCGAGCGGTTCCTGGTGCGCGTGGCGCCGGACGCGGCGATTCGGGCGAAAGGACGCGACCCGTTCCAGACGGCGGGGGAGCGCGCCGATTGTCTGACCGCGCTCGTGCCGTGTCAGTGCTACTTCACCGACACGCTGGCGCACGCCGTGACCGAGTTGAAGCCGCGCTTACTCGTGAAAGGGCTCGACTGGTACGGCAAACTGCCGCTCGACGTGATTGACGCGTGTCTCTCGACCGGCACGCACATCGTGCATACCATGACGCAGGAGCGGACCAGCACGGAGCGGCTCACCGCATGACGAAGAAAGCGATCAAGCCAAAACCGAAAGCGAAGCCGAACGCGCGCGCGAAGAGTCTCGCGCAAGCGGTCCTCGCCCCGCCGCGCGATCCGCTCGCGACCTTCGAAGCCCTCGTGCAGACGCAGCAGGCGGCCGACAAGCCGTGGCAGCCGGTCACGGACTACAGTGCCGACGCGCGCCGCCTCGCCGACGAACCGCAGGTACCGCTGATCGTGCAGGCGTTCGCGCCGACGCGCATCCTCGATGCCGGGTGTGGCGCCGGGCATCTGGTGCGCCTGTTGTGCGAAGCCGGCCTCGATGCGGTCGGCTGTGATGTCACCCGCTCCCCGGCCTGGCTGGACGCGCCGCGCTTCGGCGCCGCCGATGTGGCGAATCCCAACAGCGTGCAGCCGTTCACGGGCGCGTTCGACCTGGTGATCTGCCGTGAAGTGCTCGAGCACTTGACGATCCGGCAGATCCGCCAGGCGGTGACCAACCTGTGTCACTGGACCACGCACTACGTCTATCTGACGACACGCTTTCATCCGGCGCCGACGCATCTGCTCGACGTGGCGACGAGCGACGACCTCGACCCGACGCACATCTCGATGCTCAATCAAGATTTCCTCCGCACGCTCTTCGTGCTGGAAGGGCTGACGCGCCGCGCGGATCTGGAACTGATCATGGATTGGAAGACGCTCGGGCGCGTGCTGGTGTATGCGCGATGATCGATGCCGTGTTGAGCTATCACCTGAATCCGTTGACCTGTGGCGTGGCGAAATTCAATCACGCGCTCGCGCGACGGCTGAAGGTGCCGCTGGAGTCATTGGAGAAGCATCCCGTCGCCCATCCGTTGATTTCGATCAAGACGTCGGAATGTTACAACGAGTGGCCGGCGGTCACGGAGTGGTATCGCACGTATGATCTGTTTTTCCATGACCATCCGCGCGGCCTCTGTGCCTTCGGCATTGTGCAGAAGGCGCGACGGGTCTATGCCGCGAACGCGCTGATCGCCGAGGCTATCCGACCGCACAACCCCGACGTGATCACGGCGTTCTGTCCCTCGACGGTCGAGGGCAACCCAACCCGTGGCGCGTATCGCGTGCTCACCTTCGGCATGGCGCACAAGTTGGTACTCCCGCATTTCGTGCAATTGAAAGAAGACCTCGACCGCGATCATCCCGACTACACCCTGAGTCTCTCAACGGCGGTGCATGAAGGCTCGCCGTGGGACGAGGCGCTCACTCAGTCCGTGGAGGCGATGCGTGGCATCTTCGGTGATCACTTACGTGTCCTCGGTTTTCTCGCGGATGATGCACTGGCGAAAGAACTCCAGGACTGCGACGCCGTGGCGGCGTTTTTCGTCCCGGCGTTCCGCGCCAACAACACCAGTGCGTGGGCCGCACTGGCCGCAGGTAAATTCCTCTACACGAATCTGGATCAGCACTCACCCGCACTAAATCCTGAGCAATATTCCTGGGACGCGCTGCTGCAGGTGCTCGCGTGAGAGAATTCTTCCTTGGCGCAAGGCGGATCGCGGACGACGCACCCTGCTATGTGATCGCGGAGCTGGGGCACAACCATGGCGGGAGTGTCGACACCGCCGTCCAGATGATTAAAGCCGCCGCACGGTGTGGGGCGCACGCCGTGAAGTTCCAGAAGCGGGAGAACGCGACGCTCTACAGCGCCGACGTGCTCGCGCAGCCCTACGACCACGAGAATAGTTTCGGTCGCACCTATGGCGAGCATCGCGCCGCGCTCGAACTCTCGGCGCAGCACTACGTCACCTGTCGCACCGTCGCGAAAACCTTCAAGCTCGATTGTTTCGCGACCGCCTTCGATGAAGCCTCCGCCGATTTCCTGGTGCGGCTGGATGTGCCCGCGATCAAGATCGCCTCGGGCGGGCTGACCGACCACGCGCTGCTGCGGCATGTCGCGGGCCTCGGCGTCCCGGTGATCCTCTCCACTGGCGGCGGGACGTTCGAGGATGTCGATGCCGCGGTCAACGTGCTCGAGGCGGGCCGCGCGCCGTATGCACTCTTGCACTGCACGGCCGCGTATCCGGTCCTGAACTACGCGGAGTTGAACCTGCTGGCGATTGTCGCGATGCGCGCGCGGTATCCCGAGACGGTCATCGGGTGGAGCGGCCATGACTCCGGAATCGCCATGAGTCTGGTGGCCTACGCGTACGGCGCGCGTATTCTCGAAAAACATTTCACGTTGAATCGTGCGATGAAGGGCACCGACCATGCGTTCAGCCTGGAACCCGCAGGACTTCGAAAGCTGGTTCGCGATCTTGAACGGGCGCACCTGGCCAATGGTGATGGCTGCAAGAGACTCTATGACTCAGAACGAAAACCCCTCAGTAAAATGCGACGCGTCGCCACCGCCGACGGCCCCCGCGTCACCGGCGTCCTCCAGGCCGACGATTCAGTTCTTCACCCCTCGTGAACTCGGCCCGAAAGACTGGGGCACGGAACTGCTCGTCGCCGAGACGGATCAGTACATCGGCAAGGTGCTGACGATGAAAGCCGGGCGCGGCGGGCCGTTGCAGTATCACCAGCGGAAGGATGAAACCTTCTACGTGGTCAGCGGGCACGCGCGCCTGCGCTTCCACGACGCCAACAAAAACATCATCGTGCAACTGCTCGAGCCGGGGATGGCGGTGCATGTCCCGCCGGGGGCCGTGCATCAGGTGGAGGCAATCACCGATTGTGTGCTGTTCGAAACCTCGACGCCGGTCTTTGAGGATCGGGTCGCCGTATGAGGATGGTCGCGTTGATTCCGGCGCGGGCGGGATCGAAGCGCATCCCGGGGAAGAATACGCGGTTGCTCGCGGGCGAGCCGTTGCTCGCGTGGACGATTCGCGCGGCCTACGCGAGCGGCGTCTTCGATGAGGTGATTGTCTCGTCCGAAGATAGCGCGATTGGGCAGATCGCGGAGCGCGCGGCGGCCTACTGGCTCCCGCGTCCGGCCGCGCTCGCCACCGACGAGAGTCCCGACATCGCCTGGGTGCGCGATGCGTTCAAGATGCAGATCGTCGAACGAGCGCAGGCGTTCGCGATCCTGCGTCCCACGTCGCCCTTTCGCACCGCCGAGACGATCAAGCGCGCGTTCAGGCAATTCACGCACGACGAAGCGCATTCGTTGCGCGCGATGCAACCGGTGAAGGAACATCCGGGCAAGATGTGGCAGGTCGCGGGCGCGGGGTATCCGGCCGTGCCGCTCATTGGCGCCGGATGGCCGACGCCGACTGGCGCGACATTCCGTGCTTCTGGTGACACGCCGTGGCACTCGCAGCCGACACAAGCACTGCCGAAGGTCTACGTGCAGAACGCCTCGCTGGAAATGGCGTGGAGCTACGTGATCCACGCGTTCGGCACGATCAGCGGGACGAAAATCGCGCCGTTCTTCACGGAAGGCTACGAAGGCTTCGATTTGAACACTGAAGACGACTGGGACCAGGCCGAACGCCTCATCGCGGAAGGGAAAGTTGCGCGCCCAGCTCTGGCCGCTCTATAAACGGCTCCTGCAGCACTCGTCGGCGCCGATTCTGGTCGGGCCGTGGCGCGGCGAAGTCGGCTTTGAAGTCCTCTACTGGATTCCCTTCGTCAAACGCCTCGCCAAACGCCTCCAGATCGACCCGCAACGGCTGATTCCCGTCACGCGCGGCGGCGCGGGGCAGTGGTACGGCGGTGCGCCAGGATTAGAACTCTACGATCTGCGCTCGCCGCAGGAGGTGCGGGTCGAAAACCGCGTCCAGCACGCGAAATCCGCGATGCTGAAACAAATCTGCTGGACGGCGTTCGATCACGCCGTGATCCGCGACGCCGCGACACGCCTCAATCTCCGGCGCTACCTCGTCCTGCATCCGGCGTGGATGTTTGCGCGCCTGACGCCCTTTTTTGCCTCCGCGATGGGCCTGACGCAGCTCGAAGAGGAGGCGCTGTTCGATCCGCTGCCCGCGCCGCCGCTCCCCGAGGGCCTCACGCTGCCGGAGCGGTTTGTGGCCGTGCGCTTCTATCTCCGTCACACCTATCCCGGCCTCCCGCAACTCGTGCAGTTCGCGCAGGAGACGATCCGCACCATCGCCAATCACACGCCGGTCGTGCTCCTGAACAGCGGCGTGCATGTCGACGAGCATCAGGACGTGCAGTTGCCGCCCACCGCCAACGTCTCGCGGCTCACGGACCTCTGCGCGGTGACCCCGGCGAACAATCTCGCGGTGCAGAGCGCGGTCCTGGGCAAGGCGCTCGGCTTTGTCGGCACCTACGGCGGATTGTCCCAGCTCGCGTTGCGGCTCGGGAAGCCCTCGGTGAGTTACTACCACGAGTGGAGCGGCACCGCGATGGCGCACAAGCATCTCGCCGACGCCATTGCGCTGCAAAGCCAGCTGCCGTGTCTGGTGCTCAAGGTGGGGGAGTTGCCGATGCTGCAAAGCGTGGCGCCGGTCGTCGAAGTCGTCGAAGCGTAGCGATTTGTGTTGACGTCCCCATGAATAGCGCGTAGCGTGAAGACTCGCTGTTCTCTCTAAAGCACGCCTCGCCCGGCGTGCGGGCTCCTCGGGCGTTCTTGGCGACCGGGTCATCGGATGCTGACCGGTCGCCTCGTAGCGGACAGCCTCTGCCATCGCGGGTCGCCGCCGCGTAAAACACCGGGCGTCGCGGATGCGGATCGGCTTCGGGTCAGCGATTCCGCGTCGGCTTCTTTCCTGACCTCCCAACAGCACCAACGCTGCGTGACACGCCTTCGCGTGCGCGCTGGGAGTTTCCATGGCAGACCTCGTCCTCAGTTCCGGGGCCATCTGCCGCCCGTTCCGTTCCCCGTGGGGAGCGTTTCCAACGCGCGGCATGGCCCTCTCGTCGGGTATCAGTTCCAACGCGATTCTCCTCGGGCGCGTCGTCGCGCTCGATGTCAACACCGACTCCAACGCGGGCCAGATCCTGCCGTCCAGCCAGACGGCCGGCGTCGTCATGTCGACGGCGATTGTCGGCATCGCCGCCGAAGCGGCGCAAGGGCCGGGCTCCACCAACACCCGCGGCACGGTCATCTCGGTCTGGGAAGCCAATCCCCTGATCGAATTCCGCGCCAACACGCAGGGCGCGAATCTCGGCTCCTCGCAGGTCGGGAAGATGAAAGCCCTGGTGTGGGATTCCACCCTCACCATCCACAAAGTCGACCTCTCCAACTCGACGCTCATCAACGTGCGCGTGGTCGTCACGCAACTCATCGACAACGAAGGAGACAGCGGCGGTGCCGTGGCCTTCCGATTCCTCGCTCAGACCCCGCCGGCTGGTGATAGCACCGTCAGCCGCGGCGTCTTGGCCTTCTATGGAAGGGGCTAGTCCATGGCTCAAGTCCGCGGCACCAACCCCGACCTCTACGACAATGTCGACAAGACGTTCTACGGGATCATGAAAGGGCAGCTCAAAGAACTGCCGAAGATCTACCCGAACGTCTACAACATCAAAAGCTCGGACCGCAAGTTCGAGCGCGTCGTCACCTACGTCCCGTTCGGCGACACGGTGTCCAAGCCCGAGGGCGAACCCTTCGTGATGGACACCCTGCGGCAGGGCAACACGAAAGACTTCACCCACACCGAAAACGGGTTGGGCTTCGAAGTCACGCAGACGGCGCTCGAAGACGACGCGGAAGGCTTGCTCAATCGCGCCGGCGAATGGCTCGCGTTTTCCGCCCGCTACGTCGAGGAAGGCCGCGCGGCGAATCCGTTCAACAACGGCTTCTCGACGGAAACCACCCCCGACGGCGTGTCGCTCTTCAACACGGCGCATCTGCTCAAAGGCGGCGGCACGGCGAAGAACCGGCCCTCGACCGACGCGGACCTGTCGGCGACCTCGTTGACGCAGGCGCTCATCGACCTGCAGACCGACCAGAAGGATGAAGCGGGCCATCTGGCCTCGCCGATTCACGACTGGATTCTCTACATTCCGCCGCAGTTGGAATTCCTGGCGGACCGCTTGATCAACTCGGTGGGCTTGCCCTCGAGCGCGGACAACGACCGCAACCCGATCAAGGCGCGGCGGCAGTGGACGATTGTCGTCAATCCGCGCCTGACCGATGCGGACGCCTGGTTCCTCGTCGCGGGGAGCAAGTCGCAGCATGGGCTGACGTTCTATCGGCGCGTGCCGATCAGCATGGAGCCGATGATGATCGATGCGCGCACCAACAACCGCATCTTCAAATGTCGGCATCGCTTCTCAGTCGGCGCCTGGACCTGGGTCGGAAGTTACGGGACTCAGGGGGCCTGATCGACCGCGCAACAGACGCGTGCAGTAGCAGTTGCAGCAAGTGGATGTGGTTTTGACTGCGTAAACGGATCGGCGGTGCCTGGAGCAGTCCCAGGTGCGTCCCTCACAACGTGCCGCCGATCCCTCTCGTGAGGAACAGCCCATGGGTATTACCCGCTTCAACGGCCCGCTCTACGGGGCGAAGGCCAATCTTTTCTCCTTCGGCCCGACCCGCGGCGACGCCAACGCCTCGACCACCCTCCTCGGCTCGATCGTCGTCCCGCCCTACGAAACCTGGTACATCACGGAATTCTTCGCGGCCAACGCGGGCGCGTCGTCCAACTCCTCGACGCCCAAGATCGTGCTGAAAGTCAAAGGCACCTCGACCAGCGTGTCGTATCCCGGCCCTGGCCCCGACCCGGCGTTTCCGACCGGCAATCCCGGCACTGTCGCGACCATCACCGGTCCGACCTCGACGGCGGGGTTCAATCAGGTGACCACGCCGACGGCGAGTGCCGGCGAATCCGAAGGCTATGCGGTGCCCGCGAACTCCACGATCCGCGTGGTGAGTTCGGGGACGATCTTCGGCCTCCAGTGCCGCGTCAACGGCTTCATCCGGTTCCTCGATTCCACCCGGAACATCTGAGCCATGGGGAATATCGCGTCACGCTTCAAATGGGTCTTTGGCACCGCCGAAGCGGCGAATTCGCCCGGCCGCGGCGTGGCGTCGAACGTCAAAGGCTCGACCGGCGCCGGGGTCGCCTTCAATACCCATGGCTGGGGCGAGTCGTTCAGCTTCGTCTGTGAAGCCGACGCCGCCGCCACCTGCAGCTATCAGATCCGCTCGGCGCGGACGTCCTCGGGGCCGTGGGCGGTGCTCTCCAGCGGCACGCTGAGTACGTCCGGGTCGACGCTGGTGCAACTGTCGGGGCCGCTCTTCTGGCTCTCGCCGCGGTGCAAGACGCTCAATTCGACCGCGAATCAGTTCGTGATCGAAATGTCGGCGGTCGAATCCTGAGGCGCCGCTGATGGGGGCCTTTGATAGTGGGCTGGGGAATCCGCCCATCAATAGCACGGGGTTTCTCCCGGTCGCCGCGCCGTCGACCTCCACCCTGCTCGCCGAACTCGACTCGACGCAACTGGGGACGAAAGACTTCCGCGCCGGCCAGAGCCGCTTGTATCGCGTGAACTGGATCCTCGGCGCCGATACCAACGCGACGTGGCAGTGTGAATCGGCCACCGACACGAGTCTGGGGTCCGGCGTGGAGATCTTCTTTCCGAAAACGCCGTCAGGGCAATCGGCGCAGTATGTGACCTCGCACAGCCTGAGCCGGGACATGCGCTTGCGCGCACGCTTGTTCTCCACCGCGGTGAATGCCGCGGCCTACATCTCCGCGGAGCCGGTGACCTAGTGCCCCTCATCGCCACGTTTCACACGGCCTATTGGGAGCATTCCGACACCGTTACCGTCGCCGTGGGGCGGATGATCGGCCACTATCCCGCGTGGCAGACGGCCGCCGTCACCTTGGGCACGCTCTTCGGCGGCGTGCTGCCCTTCTGGGAACGCTTCTGGGACCGCGTGGCGTGGTGGTGGAAAGCCCAGCCTCGCTGCGCGCGGCTCGACCGCGAACAACGGCAGGTGCTGCTCAAGACGCTCGATGCCCTGGAACATCCCGCGTATCCGCTCGCACGCTTGTCGGTGAGGAAAACCGCGACGACCTTGGGCTTCAACCGGCCGGAAGCGTGGAAAGAACTCTCGCGTGAGCTGAAAGGCTCGGCGTGTCATGCCGAGAATGCGTTCCGGCATCTGGAAGCCTGCCGCTTGGTGCGCGCGAATCTCGTCAGCAGCACGCTGACCAATCCCGAATGCAATCTCCTCGTCGAACTCGCCTATCAAGGCTTCGCGGCGAGGTCGACGTAAATGGCGGCCTTCTCGCACATCAGCGGCGCCGAACCCTCGACGATCACGTTCAAAGCGGCCACGGTCACGCAGACGCGCAACAGCTCCGTCATGCATCAGGAGCTGATCTCGCTCGCCGATCCGGAGTCGTCGCTCGCGATTAGTGCGGTGCTGAATGCCGCGCCGGCGTCGACGACCTTCGGTCTCGCGGTACGCCGCGTCGGCGACAAAGCGGAGACCAGCGCCTGGGCCGGCGGGTCGGTCGTGCCGATGGGCGCGCACGTGCAGAACAATCTGTCGATTGTCGGCGACGAAACCATCGTCATGCCGAAAGCGGACATCAACGGCGTCTTGTGGGTCACGTTGAACAACGCGGCCACCAACGTCGTGCGTGATGAAGCGACGCAGGTGGACGATGCCGTCTTCGTGCCGGCGGGCAATCGCGTGATGATGGCCGGCGCGACCTTTGACGATACCGCGCCCGACAGTGTCGATGAAGGCGACGGCGGCGCGTTGCGCATGTCGTCCAATCGCGCGCTCTACACGATCCTGCGCGATGCGGCGGGCAACGAACGCGGCGCGAACGTCACCGCCGCGAAACAACTCTCCGTCTGGGCGCAGAACTCCAGCGCGGCCGATCTGCTCGTGCAGGCTTCGGGCAACTCGACCGTCTTCCAGGGCTCGTCCGCCTGGCAGGTCCAGGTCACCAATCAGGCGCGGGTGACGAATTCCTCGGCGGCGGATTTTGTCGTCACCGTGTCGGGCAACTCGACCGTCGCGCCGCTCGCCGGCTCGACCTGGAACACCCGCCCGATTCAGTCCTCTGCCGCCGATCTGCAAATGACCGCGACGCCGCTCGCGGGGTCGACGTGGAATGTCCGCGCGTTGAACTCCAGTGCCGCCGATTTGCAAGCGACCGTCACGCCCGCCGCGGGGTCGACGTGGACCGTGCGCGCGCTCAATTCCAGTGCCGCCGACCTGCTCGCCACCGTCACCCTCGGCACGAACCTGCAATCGACGCTGGCGCCCTCCAGCAACTCGTCGGGCCTCATCGTGCGGCAGGTCGTCGACAACATCCTCACGACCGCCAGCACCAATACCTTCACCTCGACGTCGTTTACGATTCAATCCTCCGGCGCCGCGCTGCGCAGTTACGTCACGGCCTATTCCATTACCACCACCAATGCCGGCCCGACGAAGGTGGCGTTTTACTCCAGCGCGGTCATGCTGTGGCCCGTCGTGCTGGCGGCGGTCTCGAGCGCCGTGTCGGGCGTCAATCTCGCGGTGAGCGCCCCCGGGTATCTCTTTCGCACCATCGGCGCGGCCGATGCCTTGACGCTCAACATTCACGGCGGCGGTGCCACGGCGGCCGGGTGGCACGTCGGCGTCTCGTATTTCCGGGCCCCCTAGCGATGGCGAACCTCGTCGTGACTCCGGCGCTCCGCTCGACCACTGCGCTCCGCTTTCCGGCGGCGGGCCTCACGATTCCCGCCAACGCGAACAGCGCGTCGATTGCCTTCACGATGCCCGTCGATGCGGAACGCGCGTCCACGGCGGCCCGGCTGGACTTCGGCATCGACGTGTCGACCGACGGCGGCGCGACGTGGAAACCGTACTTGCAAGCCAGTTGGACCGGCGGCTCCGGGGGCACCGGGAAAAACAGTACGGTCCTGAATCCCCCGCCGGGCGCCACGGTGGGCGGCGACTTCTTCGCGGCGTTTGCGGGGCAGAAAGCCAGTGTGAGTGTGAAGCTCGCGACCCCGATGACCTTGGGCGGCACGATCAGTTCGACGCGGATCTAAGCCATGGCGACCAACCTCAACCAGTTCATCTCCGGCACGGTGCTCAACGCGAGCTCGCTGAACGTGCTGTTTTCGTCGGCGGTGAGCTCGGGCAGTTTGATCGTCGTGCATGTCGGGCAGTTCAACGGGGCCGCGCGGACGTTCTCCGACATTGTCGACAACGTCAACGCGAACGCCTACACCGTGGGCTGTAACTCGACGATGACGAGCGACACGGCGGCGCACGCCTTCATTGCCTACAAGGCGGGGATTTCCTCGGGCGGCGCGGCGAGTACCTATCGCGTCAGCGTGAATCTGGGCGGCTCGGGCAACGGCGGGCTCAGTGCGGGGGCGTTCGAGTATACCGGGGGGCCGTGGACCGTCGGCTCCACCAAGAGCGCGAATGGCACGTCCTCGTCGCCCGCCCCGGGCGCCACGACGGCGTCGTCGACCCCCGTGCTCTTCGTGATGAGCGCGATTCAGAACTCCACGGCGACGTTCAATTCCACGATCAATACCGGGGCATGGCGCGTGACGATCGACCCGACCAATGCCAACCAGGTGATCGCCATTGCGGACAGTACGAATTCGTCGCTGACCCAGAATCCGACGTTCGGGCTGAGTGCCTCGACGCGCTGGCTGGCGAACTCGATGATCTTCATGGGCCTCGGCAGTGGCGGCGCGGCGGCGCGCCCGTTTGTCGACGGCTTCTCGCTGACGGGAGTCGTGTAGTGCAGTTCAGCTCGCTCTACACCGCGCGCCTCGACGAAGAACTCGGCACCGACGATGCCGCGATCCTCTTCACCACGGCGCGGCGCAAAGCGGCGGTCAACATGGGCGTGCGGGAATTCGCCGAACAGACCGAATGCTTCCTGCGCGAATCGACGGTGACGCTCACCGGCGGGACGGCCGAGTACGACCTGAACTCGTCGCTGGTGATCCCCGGCGAAGACTTCGTCCGCCTTGCCGTGCAGCAGGTGGAATTCCGCTACATCGACGCCTCGTCGAACGTGACGGTCCTGACCGGCGACGACTTGCCCCGGCGGGACATCGACTGGCTGAATCGCTATCAAGCGGGCTGGCAGACCTCCACCGTCGCGTCGAGCGTGGCCCAGATGCCGGAGTTCTACTACGAACGGTTCGCGGCGGGCGGGCGGTTTCTCGGCTTCACGCCGACCCCGTCCACCGGGTCGAGCGCGAGTGCGACCGCGATTGTGCCCTATGTGGCGCGGCCCCCGGTCTTGACCTCCGACACGAGCGAACCGTATCAGGTGGGCGCGCTGGTGCGGCGCGATCTGCGCGACTACCACCAGGCGGCGGTGCATTACGCGGCGCACCAACTCGAAAAACTGCGGCGCGACGACCAGGCAAGCGACCGGCAGTTGCAGAAGTTTCTCGGCTACGTGACGCGGTGGCTGCAGAGTCACCGGGTGAAGAACGGGACGGCGATCACGATGGCGCGCAACTACTTCAAGACGCAGTCGAAAGTGCAGGACCCGAGAACCTAGAATGCCGACGACCATCCGGAACCCGATTCCCGACTGGCTGCAACCGCAGAACGCGAGTGTGCTCGACCCGGCATGGGTGACGGCGCTCCGCACGATTGCCTCGGTGATTGGCGCCAACGATCCGCAGGCGCAGGTGACGGCGCTCATGGCGCCGATGAACGTGGGCGAGGTGGAGAGTCCGATCGCGAAAGTCGTCACCGCCATTGCCGCCAAGGTCAAGAGCCTCCGCGCGTCGCCGCAGGACGTCGCGGCGCTCGCGGAAAAACTGAAGCTGGCGACCGGCGGCAAGCCGAAGGCCGTCGCGGAGGTCGTCGCGGATCGCACGCACGCCCTGGGCGGCTTTTCCGTCAATCCGCGCACGGGCGAGATCCCACAAGAAGGCGTCATGGTCGGACGGTATCCGAACCAGAGCCAGCGCACGGCCAATATGCCGCCGCAGGATCTGACACCGGCCGCCGTGACGAAGTTCCTGAAAGCGAACGCCGACGTGCTCGCCAAAGAGGAGAGGCGCCCGACGCATGTCGGGGGCTGGATGAAGAAGGACGAGGCGGGGACGCCGCTCGAAGCGTTCCTCGACGTCTCCGAGAAGCACGACACGGTGCGGTCGGCGACCAAGCGCGGCGAATTACAGACGGATCCCGCCATGGTCCGCAACGCGAATGACACCTGGCCGAACGGACAAGAACAAGTCTATGACGTGGCCTCCGGGACGGAGTCTCCGGTCGGCAATCTGGCCGATTTTCTCCGGGGCGTCACGCGCGACAGCGACGGGCGGACCTTCCAGCAGCGCCTGGACGAGATGTTCACGGCCGGCGAGCCGGTCATGGCGGACAAGCAGGACTGGTGGGGGCTGCCGGGGGGTCCCTACGAGGACGTCTACGGCCCGGACCGGCTGCGACAGAACGCCGGGTTCCTCGCGGCCACCTCGCCGGAGACGAAACCGATCGAGAACGCGCGCGTGGCAAGCGAATACACGCGCCGCGCGATCAAGGGGGAGCCGATCATCCAGCCGGACTACCGCATCCCCGACGACGCCGTCGCGTTCACGCCGGGGAAGCAGATGAAATACGAGCAGTCGCGGATCGCGAACCTCGAGAAAGCGGCGGCCGGCGACCTCGATGCGATGCGGATGGACAAGATCAACGACATGGCGCACGCCAACATCGGCGATGACGTCTCGGTGATCGATCGCCGGTTCGCGAAAGTCGCCGAAGACCCCAAGGCCGGGATCTACGCAGGCGCCGAACCGAACCTCGTCGAGCCGGCGATGGACTACCACCCCGAGGGCGGGCCTGGGGCGTATGCGTGGTTCAGCAATGCGGTCATTGACGGCGCGAAGCGCAATGGCATGACGGTCAAGAAATATAGCGCGACCGTCTGGGAAGGGATCGGCGAGACGATTCGCACGACCGGCGAACTGTTCGGCGTACCGCACCCGGCGAGCGCGATTCCGGAAGCCGAGGGCGGATTCAACGACATCTTGCCGAAGCTGGTCGCGGAAAAAGCCAGCAAACTCGGGATCACCGTGCCGGAGATGGTGCAGCGCCTCCGCAGTGGAGACGCCAACCTCCTCGCGGCGGTGCTTAGCACTCCTGCGGGTTTACAGGCGTATCGGGCGTGGGCGGCTCGGACGGGGGCGCCTCAGCCAGAATCGCCGCCAGCGGGCGGGCTGGACGATTGAGCGAGGCCAGAAACCGATGGTAGGGCAGCAGCTTCCAGATCGCCTGGGCGGTCTGGTCATCCAGCGTCTCGCCGAAGAAGCGGCAGCGTTGTTTGACGAATTCGATCGTCTCGCTGGGGAGATGCGGCCAGTGTTTCACAGACGGAGTATACCGTGATTACCGTGCGCTTTGCTTGCGGCCACACCGTCACCCTCGACGCGAACGTCTCGTCCGCGCCGGTCTGTCCGACCTGCGGCGAACGGCGGGTGAGTCGGGTGGACGCGCCCGCGCCGCGCTTCTCTGGGAGCTGCAGTGGTCCCTTGGTGACAAATCCATGATGAATGATGCCCTCGGCGTCTCGTTCTCCCCGACCGGTAACGGCGGCCCCAACGCCCAGAAACCGACCCCGGTCCAGCAGGCGATTCAGACGTTGAGTCTCCGTGTGCCGTCCCATGTGGGCGCGAGCGCGTTCACGCCGCAAGCCTTGCTGCCCTCGCCGACGGAAAGCGGCGGCAGTGTCGGCGGCGCGCCGGACATGCTCCTGGAAGCCATCAAGCGGCTGCTGTTCGGGCCGGCGCAGCAAGGCACGCAGCCGGTGCCCGGCGGCGGGCCGGTGCTGCCCCCCGACGGGCAGGGGCCGATCCTCGGCACGCAGCCGGTCCCCGGTGGGCGGACCTTCGCGCCCGGGCCGCGCCCCGGGGTGGTCGTGAATCCAGGGGCAGGCCCCGGAGAGCCGCGCGCCCCGGCGCCGCCGCGCACCCTCGACAACGCGCCCGCCGCGCAGCCGAGTGAAACCGCGATGCCGTCGGCGACCTTTCCCGTCCGCCCCCCGCGTCCGGATAACCGCGTATGAGCAACCAGGCGAAGACGCAGAAAGGCACCCAGACGCGGGCCTACCAGCTCGTGCCGGTGGAAGACCCCTCCGGCGGGGTCGACCTGCGCACCTCGCCCACGTTGCTCCCCGCGAACCGCGCACGCTCGCTCATCAACTTCAGCCTGGAAGAACCCGGCGCGCTCGTCGTGCGCCCCGGCTATGTCCGCTTCTCGACCACGAGTCTCGGCGCCTCGCGCATTCAGGGCGGCGCGCGGATCTATCTCAATACGGCACTGCCGGCGCCGGCCTCCACGACGTTCACGCTCGTCGGCTGGAACGGCAGCGTGTACACCCTGTCGGATGCCGGGGTCTGGGGGACCCCGGGTCTGTCGGGGTTGTCCTCGACGAGTGAACTGCACTTTGTCACCGACCGCGATCTGGTCGCCGTCTTCGATGGCTCCACGACGCCGTGGAAGTCGACCAACGGCTCGAGCTGGACGCGGCTCGGGATCGCGGCGGGTCTCGTCTCCTCGACGGCCTCGAGCAAAGCGGGCGGGAGTCTGAGCACGTCGGAGTTCGAATTCGGCTACACCTACAAGGATCGCGACTTGGCGGTGGAGTCGAACGGCTCGACCGCGCTCTCGACCCTCAGCTTGGCCTCAACCGGCGCGGCGGAACTGCAGATCCCCAACAGCACCGATCCGCAGGTCGACGCGATTGTCGTCTACGCGCGCAACAAGACCTCCGGTGAAAGCGTGCGGCGCAAAGCCTCGAGCTTCGCCATGCAGGGCGGCGCGCATTCGACGGTGACGATCACGAGCTCGAACTGGACGACCAACGACGAGGAACCGACCGACCACGACGCGCCGCCGATTCTGAGCTTCGGCGTGGTGTGGAAGAACCGCTGGTGGGCGCGCTCGGGCACGCGCACCAACCGGTTGCACTTCACGCAACTCTTCCAGCCGCAAAGCTGGCCGGCGCTCTTCTACATCGACATCCCGTTCGAACGCGGCGACAGCATTCAAGCCTTGGTGCCGCTCGGCGATGCGCTGCTCATCTTCGGCAACACCAAAGTCTTCATCATCATCGGCACCTCGTCGCTCGATTTCACGGTGCGCCCGAGTATCGGCAGTCTCGACGGCGCGTTCGGCCCGCGCGCGGTGGCGATCATCGAAAACGGGGTCGTCCATGCCTCGGCCTCCGGCATCTACATCTTCGATGGCACCTCCGACAAGTTGTTGTCGTTCGACCTCGACCCGGCGTGGCGCGATCTGACCTCGGCCTCGCAAGCGGATCTGGCGCGGCTCGCGATGGTCGCGCATCAGACGCGGAAGGAACTCCGGGTCAGTGTGCCGCGCTTGTTCCCGACCGGCGCCGAGGGGGAATGGGTGCTCGACCTGAACCGCACGCGCGTCAAGGGGGAAACCGCGTGGACCGCGACCGACCGCCAGATTGGCGGCTACATTCTGTGGGACGGCCCGGAGACCCTCGCCGCGAATCGCGGGCGCCTCTTCTCGTGGCACTCGACCGCGGCGCTCGTCTTCGAGGAAGCGATCGGCACGACCGCGAACAGTTCGAACATGACGGCCTCGTATGAAGGCCCGGGGCTGACCCTGGGCGCGTATCGCGGGCGCTGGGTGGACCTGCGCGGCGAGTACGAACCGCACGGCGGCGCCGCGTCGATTGAACCGGTGGTCGACAACGTCTCGCAGGGGATTCAAGCGTTGACCATCGGCAGTGGCCTGGCGACCTACGACAGCACGGCGACCTATGACGCGGCGGTCTATGCGGGGGCAGGCCGGCGGCAGTGGGCGAAGACCCTCCCGCTCAGTGCCGACGGCCGCACGTTCGTCCTGAAGTTGAATTACAGCGGCCTCGAGCCGTTCCGGCAGTTCAGTTATCACGTCGGCCTGGTGCCGGAAAGCCGCAGCCGACTGTTCTCGGAGTAACGGATGCCTGCATCGTTTCCCTCCGCCGCGAAGACCTTCACCAGCCGCGCCGCCGGGCAGGTGATTGCCTCGGCGCACCTCAACGACCTGCAGGACGAAGTCAACGCGGTGGAAACCGACCTCGTGGCCGGCAAGGTCGGCGGCGTCGCCGCGGCGCGCTTGACGGCGCAGACCTTCACCGGGATCCAGCAGGTCCCCGGCGGGGCGGTGGCCGCCGTCGGCCTCGGCGTCGGCGCGGCGAATGTCGGCCTCTATGCCTCGAGCACGAGCACGCTGGAAGTGGCCGCCGCGGGCGTGAAGGCGATCGGCATCACAGCCACGGCGATTAGTTCGCCGGTCCAGCCGCGGTGTTCCGTGTTCCACAGTGTCGCGCAAACCGTCCAGACGAGCAGCGCCACGGCGCTGAC